TTGTGAACCTCAAAAGCCATGGCTACTACCCTCGCAGCACCTTCGCGTAAAGGAGCATTCGCATTTTCAGATGGCAAAGCAATCACACTAGGTGGGTGCCATCCAATTCCGGTGTCATTCCATGTAGAACCACCAGTGTCAGTAGATGAAATCACGCAATTGCCTAAAGTCATTGCATTTGATGAAGATTTATATTCTAAAGCACCTGTATCATGATTCTCTTTAATTGAGTAAGCACAAGCAGCATGATACATCATCTCTGGTACTATGGTTATATGAGCGTCCCAATTGGTTTCGGGGGTAACACATTTCAAATCAACAGATTCTTTCTGTGAAATAACATATGAATGTGATACCTCTCCATCGGGAAATCCAGTGATAGCAACTTCCTTGTCATGATAGGGGTCAAGAGCTAGCGTTAACCAGTTCTTCCCATCGGCTGTTTGAACCCCTGATAGATTAGGTAAGTTAAATTTAGACATAAAGAAATTTATTATCTATAATAATTTTTACAAAATCACTGGTACGTGAGTGTTTGTGAAGCACTATAATTTTGCACGTGAATTAAAGGTCGCGTTCAACTATCCTGTTTAAACCAATATATGGTATAAACAGAGTGACACTAGTTGAACTTTCATAGATGTCCAGCCCTTGATACATTATTAAATTATAGTCTAAGCCGTAACGTTTAATCATCCATTCATGATAAAAAGGACTAGGTAATGTATCAAATGTTGTAGTCTTTATTTGCATATTATCAATTAAATCCATTCTGGGCTGTACATTTTGCACTTTTCTGTCCCAAGCATTCAAATATTCCATAAAAATGGGATTGTGTGATACCATGTGTTTCATTCCTATGATCACCGCTTTAGCCCAACAGGGTATTTCCTCTGGCGTCAAATGTCTATGAGTATAACAAATTTTCATAAGACTTTTTCCCAATTTGGGTGTCATAGCCCATGCATTAATACCTTCAACGGTACAAGGTAGTGGGTATGAGGACAGAAAATCAATGTCAACAGGATGTAAAGCTAGGCGACTCTTAGCTATCAAATTAAAGTGTTCATATTGATGTTCAACATACATTTCCATATTTAATAGACAAGCATCGCATAGATTTGCAAAGCCTATTATCATATCATCTCCAGCTGCCAATATGACATAATCACGTATATTGAGATGAGTATCCAGTGTATAAACTGTTGACATTAATGCTAGATTTGTGTTTGTGATAGTAGTGTTTGGGTTTCCCGTTTGCATTCTACCATGATAAGAAAATATCAAACCCATAGTGGTAGCTGCTATACTTTTACATGTCTTATATACAAAGCTGTGGACTTGAGGTATGTTCTTTATTTGATCATATAATATTAATTGACTACGCAAAGCGTTTGAACTTAAAGAACCATCCCATGACGTTCTATCAATTGTCCACCAGTATCTATAACGGTTATCCCATTGGTGGTGTATCCAATCTCCTACTGCCAGATTATCCATTTCACCTGCGTACCCTATAGTAGCATAACCATCTCTATCGCAGGGTACTGAATGATACATAGCTTTAGTTAAAGATCTAAAGTATTGACCTACATTCAAACATATAATAGTCTTTAAACCTTGCACGATTCTAACTGTGAAACGTTTAACCTCTAACTTCATAAGCAGAGGATCAAAAACCACCTTTAATGCTTTTTCAACTTTGCCGAAAGCACTATGATAAAAATCTTTCTTTGTACTAACAAAATTAGTTCCCATATCTATCATAGTATTAATTTGTTCCTTTACTCTAGGTTGTTGATTTGAATACCAATCTTCATAATTTTCCGAGTAAATTTTCCTTGCTTTCAACATCCAAGATTGATATTTGTGAATGAAATGATATGCAGCTTGTCTCCAACTGTCTTCTTCTGATAATTGAAATCCAACTCTTGATTCAAATGCAGCTTCTAAATTATCTGTGGTAATAGCTGCAACCAATGATGGACACTCTGAGAAACCAAAACCATATAATATACCAGCTTCCTTATCTGGATTGAAAACCACTCTCTTGAAAATATCTTTCATAATATGTGATGTAAAATCCAATATAGTTAGGCAGGGTTTTGGTTTGAAATTGTAATTTTTAAAATACAACGGACCATTCCAAGTATGTGTAGACCACAAATATTGATCCATGTCTTCATTGTCATAATAACTTTTCCTATCAGCGCTACGTAAATACAATAGGACTAAATGGAATAAGAGTTGTTCTGGATAAAACATGTGCATAGCTATAATATTCCAGACTATGTGATTAATAATAGCTTGATTTAAATTCAAATTGTTCCTAATATGAAAAATGAAATGAAAAATTATATACAAAAGTAACCAAAAACTAGCCGGTTCTGTGTATAACAATTTAACAACTTCCAATATAGCTATATGATATCGAAAATATGGAAAATAATATTTCGCTATCTCTTCAATTACTGGTAACACAAATATAACAGAAATATATCCGTAATTGGTTAAAGCCATAGTAGCAGATTTAATATTAGCAAAATATTCTCCATCTATTTTAATCAAATCACATATCTCTGCTAAGTGCATATAAGGGAAATACACTTCACAAGACTGATTCACAAATGGCAAAGTTGCACTACTAATTGGTTGTATCATATATTCGCTCATCCAATTAACTATACTTTTATAACAATAGTCTGATACACAAACACAATCTAAACCTAAGCATTTGAAGTGTCCTTGGCACCACATATAATAGACAAAATTGTAACATCTGTGGCAAAGTTCTTTAAACCATACTCCTACATACGATTTTATAATAATAAAATCATCAAATAAATACGCTATTATCAGAATCAAACTTTTGTAAGACACGTATAATAGGGTACAGATTAACAACAAGGCTATGATAAACAAAGTAACCTTACTTCTAATAACCACATTTGCAACTTTTTCAGACATTAACATATAAGCCCAAGTTGCATGATCTATTAATTTCTTAGTTAGTGTCATTGGCACAGCAAAATGCTCAAGTTTATAATTCCTATGAGCTAGTGCATTATTATTCGCATAAATATCATCTATGAAATTATTAACGATTTTATCGTTAATTACCAGCTTAGTCATTGCACAAGCATCTTTGATATCAACTCCTTTTTGACCCATGCAATCTACGAGGGCTGCTACAGATCTAGCAGTAACAGGTTTCACGCCAAAGATTGATTTAACTTCCTCCAATCTATCTATTTTTATTGTTGAATTAGGTAAGCAATCATCTTGTTCTACTATATCATCTAGTGATGAAACTGGAGCATTAGTAATTAATAACTGATAAATAGTATAATATAACTCTTTGCTCTCAGCAAACTTACTAATAACTAAATATTGACCCTCAGTAAGTTCATGGCATGAACGATTTAACCAGTACGGGACACTATGTTTGTAAGGTGAGCTTGTTCCTGCTATTGAAGTAACAGTTTTTCCATCTGCACTTTTAAACCAAGTTGTGTTCATACAACATTCTCCTTTCAATTTTAAAGTTCTATGATAATTATGAACCACAACCCAAGCTTCCTTTCTAGTAGTACGTTGCATTAAATCAACTAATTGTGCAACATCTAAGTAATAAACTGAATGTATGAACAATAAAACATCTATATCATTAATAGGATCTGTCAAACTTCTTTCTTTAGCTTCAGTTATTACATAGGGTGGTAAGTCTTTTGTTACTTCATTGTGAAAATAATCATTTGCTGACAAGTAACTAGTTGAAACTATTACCCTAAAATTAGGGTATTTTTCAGCCATCTGATCTCTCAAAGCTTGCTTACCTACATTCAAATTGGCCATTAAGGCCTGCACAATTCTACTAGAATTGCCCCAGTACTCCATAACTCGCAAATTCCCTTGATTCAGTTTCAATAATTTAGCTAAAACTTTATAACCTGATTCCAATCTTGAAACTGCTGCAACTACATGATCGTTATGGACTCGACCACCTCCGCATCTGTACTTATTAGTAGTGTTTGCTTGTAGCCACTTTAATTCCTCTTCATTAATAGTACTAGAAAGCCAGAGTGTCAACTGGTCCTGATTCGGTTGAAGAGTACAAATTCCTAGGCCACTAACAGTAACTTTTTGATCTATTGTACCTTCAGCCTTCAACTGCTCGATAACTATCGCTGGTTGTTCTTTTTCCTTTTTCGACTCTTTATTCTTTGCTTTATAATGTGCGCGTTTATTATTAAAGCTAGACATTATATGCTAAGTGTAAATAATCAAAGATGGGTAAAAGTTTTC